TATTGGAGTATATTAAACACGCAACGATGTCTAGGTTAGGAACAGACATGGTGTCTAAGGCCGTGAACACTATCGATGAGTTAATGACTACAGCAGATGAAGACAAAGTAAGGTTCGCTGCAGCCAAGGACACACTAGACCGTATGGGACTAAAGTCAGCAGACAAGAAGCATGTACACCACACAGGTGGAGTGAACGTACATATAGATCTGGGTTAGGGTACCCTAGCGAAGTGAACAGTATAACAAGGGGGGTGGGTTAGAAAAACGGGTCTCAACCTCTACGACTCCACCTATACACACACAATAGTTGATTTTCTAAGGGCCAAAAAAAATTTTTTTTAGTTACGCATTGGAACCCTTATGGCTATTGACGGAATACATTCAAGTTTGCTGTGGCATCCAATATTTAATAGCTCTGGTGAAAAAGTTGGGCTAGAGCGTAGCCACGTAGAACGACACAAACACCAGACTGATCAGATACTCCCACTACACGATGAAGCTGATCACTTGTCTCCTCCTGCGCCTCCAAAGGGTATAAAGATAGTAGACATCTTGGTGTGATATGGATGAACTTGAGAGCATCAACAAGATATCGCTAGACCTAGCTACACTGGCAACGCCGTTGATTGGTATTAGTATAGCCATGTTGCTTGGGTTTGCTTTGAAAGACCTGATTACGAATACGATATATGGTGTTAAGTTTATCTGTGCAGAGCATTGGGCTGCGGGTCAGGAAGTTATATTAGAGGGGAAACGTGCCAGAATAATAAAAGTGGGTTTCTACGAAACCGTATTTCAAGTGGAATGCCCTGACGGGGCTGTACTATGGCGGTACATTTCCAATACGAACCTTGCCAACATTGATATAGCTAGGGTAATACGTGAAAGTAAGACAGTTGACTTCAAACCTGACTGGTAATTGTGCGTATTATTATAGTTTTGTTTTGTTAATTCTCTTTGATTATCGGAGGACGCTCGATTGACCAAACAGACAATAGATAATTTACAACCCGGAACGCTTGACGGCGACAGTCTCTTTGATACTGCGCAAAAAATAAATGAAAACTTTAACGAAATCTATTCTCATTTCGGTGACGGACAAACTCTTGACAACGGGTATGTTGGTTTAAAAAATTTAAACGCAGGAATAATTGTTAGTCAGGGGCTTAATACCTATACAACGCGAGAAATAACAAGCACAGGCGCTAGTATACAGATTACTAATGGAACTGGAGCAACGGGCGATCCTACATTAGACCTTTCTGAAACTGGCGTAATAGCTTCTGGTTCTGCTCCTACTTTATTTGCTGAAGTTGGTCTTACCGTAGATGTTCATGGGCGCATTACAGCAATATCAACTCCTACACTGCTTACAGAAGCGCAAGCGCAATCGGCTAATGCTTCTCAATCAGCGCAAACTGCAACAACCCAAGCAACACTTGCTACAAATGCGCAAGCTGACGCAGTTAAATTATCAGTAAACGCTGAAGATTCTCAATACACGTTATCTGATGGTACAACTACAGGTTTTTCTGCTTTGCATCATGCTGCAAAAGCTGCTGCTGATGTAGCGACAATTGGAACAAGTCTTTCTCAGGCTAATCAGGCAAAAACAGACGCGGAAACTGCGAAGACTGCTGCCGAAACTGCTAGGGACACAGCCGTTACCAAAGCGGGAGAAGCCCTCCAATCTGCATCGGACGCATCGGGTCATGCGAGTACGGCCTCGGGTCACGTTGGTACAGCATCAAACCACGTATCTACGGCTTCTGGTCACGCGAGTACAGCGGGGCAACATAAGACGGATGCAGAAACTGCAAAAACTGCGGCTGAAAACGCGAAAACCGCCGCTGAGAGTGCAAAGACTGCGGCAGAAACAGCGTTTGATAGCTTTGATGACATTTATCTTGGTGAGAAATCCTCGGCTCCTACACAGGACAATGACGGCGATGCGCTCAGTACCGGTTCGTTATACTTCGATACGACAGCAAATGAGTTAAAAGTTTATAATGGTTCTGCATGGCAAGGTGGGGTAACAGCTACGGGCGGTTTTATGACCGCTACAAACAACTTGTCAGATCTAAATAATGTGGCAACCAGTAGAACAAATCTCGGACTTGGCACAATTGCAACACAGGCATCAAATAGTGTGGCGATTACGGGCGGTTCTATCTCTGGAATAACAGATCTTGCCCTTGCTGATGGCGGGACGGGAGCATCTACCGCAAGCGCGGCTCGTACAAATCTTGGTCTTCATGCTGTTGCCAACACAGGAGCTTACGGGGATTTAACAGGAACACCAACAATCCCTACACATCTTCCGATTTCTGGTGGATCTGCTGGTGTAATTCCATATCAGACGGGAGCAAATACGACAGCGTTTAGTGCCGTGGGAACGTCTGGACAAATGCTGGTAAGCGGAGGAACGGGCGCACCAACTTGGGTGAACACAAACACAATTAGTTCAGGTGGTGGAATTGCTACCCAAATGAAATTTAGTTAGGAGAAAAAATATGGCAGACCAAATCAAACAGATTGCGTTTCGGGAGTTTACAACGGTAGAGCTTCAAGCTGGAACTCCTTGGAATGCAATTCAAAGTGGGGCTAACGATGCTTACGTTGTCAAATCGATTGAGGCAACAAACGGAGCTAATACTAATGTCGGAGCAATTATAGCTACGGCTACTGTTGGTTTAACAACTGATTTTAACAATGGCAAATATGTTAATATTGGGACGATTGCCCAGAAGGATAGGCTTGGTGTAAGCGGAAACCTAGTGGTCGATGCTAACTCGACTCTGACGGTAAGACCAGTAGCAAAGACAATTTCTTTTGAAGATAAAATTTTCCATGTTGATACCGAAAATGCTACCCAGCCAAGAAAGACACGCCAAGAGTTAAGAGGTTCAGTCATTGGCGTTCAAGACATATCTACGTCTACATCTATTGATAAAACCAGCGTTAGCATGAGCCATACCAATAGTTACCAAGGCGGTAGTTCAGCTTATTCGTACCAACATACAATTTTTCACACTAACGCAAATGGCGTAGAGTTGAAAATGCTGTTTACTGTCGGTAATTCAAGCACATCCACATTTGAAATTCATAATGCTGCAACGGGTACGCAATTTGGTCGTTACCAAACAAGCTATGGAACAGCGTATTTTGACGGCGAAAGATACATTTATTGGCACGATGAAGGCACTAATAAAATTCGTTATTTTGATACGGATGAAACAACCACTAATTTATCCAGTTCAAACACTTATGGTGGCGGTAATAACGCTAGTTATTATCACGGTATAATAAATTTTTCTGGAACTGCCCCATCTGGCAGCAATACATCATATGATAATCATTTTGCTGGGATAACTTCTCATAACGGAAAGACATACTTTTTTTGGTCTTTCGGAACGCAATATTACCTACAGATGGCAGAGCTTCCATCAACGTTAACTAATTATAATGCTACGGCTAACGTATGCCCGAAATGGGTTCGTTTGTGGAATGGAAACAGTACAAACCAAACTACTAATTTTGGTCAAACCGGAATGTATTCAATGGGGGCTTTAAAAAATAATATTGGATACAATTATCAAGGCTCAGTTCGAGTAACGCATGACGATGATCTTGGCAGGTGGCTTGTATATTATAACCCTAATACTGTGAGTAATATTTTTGTCGGGACTTTCACTCAAGCTGAGTTGGACGCTACAAGTGACGCTGGTGTAATCGCCGTTCCAAATGGTGGTTCTGGCTACGGCTTAATATGTCTCGAGGAATCAGAGATTAATACGCATTTGAAAATTGATTCAAAATTTACAAACACCTATTCAAGTCAGGGAATTATTGAGGATGCAAGAATTTATAACAATATTAAGCCTAATGGTGACAGTTGGAGTATACCTAATTCGGGTTCTAGATATTTTGACGGACGCAAAGCCTATTTTTCAAACGCCGCCTCTGCGGCTGGCTTTGAATGGCACGTTTACGAATGCGATTTAGCCAACGACACAGGCACAGATATAACAGCTGGTTTCTCTGGCAATATACCAAATTATTATGGTCGTTTTTATATGGTTAAAACCACGCCGTCTGCCTCAACCATTGCAGGGAGGTCGTATCCGTCAGCACCTAAATTAACCGTGCGTCTGTCGGGTGTTCACGAAGACCGTAGCTGATAGAAAGGAATAAAAAATGTTAACTCCTATTGACCAAGCGGCCTCTACTGCTTCTGGTGGGGGATCTAATCCTGACACGCAAGTAGCCGCAACTAGTAGTACCGCAAGCACGATTTTATACACCGTTCCAGCCGGACGAAAAGCGGAAGTGTATTTTGGGCATGAACACACCTATTCAAATCCAAACGATTATTATTTAGATGTTGATGTCGGGGGAACGGTTATAAAGGTGCAAGGAGGATTGTCGATGCAATCAGCCCAGTACCGAAGTTTAACCACTCCTTTGATAACCTTATTGGCTGGAACGGTAGTCAAAACACGAAGCGGTCTTTCGTATGCCGCTTACATATTGGGGGTTGAAAAAGATGCATAAAAAATTATTAAATGATGTGATGTATGAAATGGCGGTTGTCGAAATAAAGGACAGCGGAGACTCCACAAATGCCTTGCAGACAATTGTTGAAGAAAGCGAAACGCCAGTAAAAAAATATCGTGTAAATTTGGCCGCAAATAATCCTTTAACGATGGCTCGTTTTACAGATGCAGAAAGTCGTTTGGGCTATTTGGAAAATATGCCAGATCGTCTTTGGGATGACTGGTATGAAGACCCAGAGCCAGAGGAAGAGTCGGAGTAACAAGTGAACGAAACATCTGCTGATAAACTTCTAACAGGAGGCATGATGCCAGAAATAGATTATTCCAAGATCGAGCCATATCATTATTCTAATTGGTTAGGTTCTTTAAGTTTTGAGGATTTGCAAAAGCTGCGTCAAGTAGTTCGCAAAGTACACATGAAAGATTACCCTTTAGACGTTATTACAGAAAGAGAGATGGATCGCGTCATTGAAGCAATTGGCCCAAGGGTCGCTGAAAAACAGCTAAAGGCTTTGATCGATGCTGGACAACTCACCTAGAACCTACGATTTTTCGTATAAACCGGGCGGGCCTGTACTCAGAGAGTTTCTCAAAGACGATTCTTTTGTTCGCGGAGTTCGTGGCCCTGTTGGTAGCGGTAAATCTGTAAGTTGCTGCATAGAAGTAATGCGCAGAGCTTGCCAGCAAGAACCCGATCAGAATGGCGTAAGAAAATCTCGTTGGGGAGTGATAAGAAACACAAACCCACAGTTACGCACAACTACTATTAAAACATGGCTAGATTGGTATCCAGAAGACATATTTGGTGTATTCAAATGGTCTGTCCCGTATAC